GATCGGGTCGCGACGTTCGATCACACGATCGAACGGTTGCTCGATCCCGGCGATAGCGCCGATCGCGCCGCGCTTGCGGCCCTCAACGAACGAGATGACGACGACGCGCCCGACGACACCCGGCAGGCCCGCGAGGGATCCCGGCAGGATCAACGGCGTGAATGGATGCTCGAACAACGGGCGCTCGAACGCCGCGTGTTCGAGTTGATGACGAGTGAGTTGGAGTAAACCATGCGGATCGTCAATACCGACACCATCGAGGCCGAGTACCGAAAGAAACGCGACGAGGCCGTGACCCTCTATCGCAAGACGATCGAGGCGTGCGACGCGCACGACAACGGCAAGGATGCCGAGGGCAAGACACTCCCGGCCGGGCGCACGATGACGCCCGAGGAACGCGCCGCCGTCCAGAAAATCATGGACGAGGCGACGAGCATCAAGGCGCGACTCGTCGACGCGAAAACCGGCGACGTCCTCGCGGCCGAAATTCAGAAACTCACGGACGGGATGACCGAACCCGATCGCAACGAGACGCGCCGCGCCGTCGTGAAATCCCTCGGGCAGCAATGGGCCGAATCCGAGGGCGGGAAATTCTTTTTCCAGAAACGGCATCACGGCACGCGCAATTGGAGTTCGCCGCTCGTCGATCTCGACGAGGGTCCGCGCCGCTACAACACGACGCTCACGACGCAACCCGGATCGGGCGGCGCGCTGATCATTCCGCAGTACCTGCCCGGCATCGTGCCGTTGCTCTTTCGGCCGCTCACGATTCGCGACCTACTCGCGACCGGCGTGACCGATTCGCCCGCGATCGTGTACATGCTCGAACAAACGTTTACGAATGCGGCGGCGACCGTATCCGAGGCCGCCGCGAAACCCGAATCGGCGCTCGTGTTCAATCAAGTCACGGAACACGTCACGAAAATCGCGCACTGGTTGCCCGTGACCGAGGAAATGCTAGAGGACGTCTCGCAAATCGCCGCGTATATCGACACCCGGTTGCGGCTCGGCCTCGATCTCGTCGAGGAAGATCAATTGCTCAACGGCAACGGGGTCGCGCCGAACTTGACGGGGATCATCAATCGCACGGGCGTGTTGACGTCGGCGCTCGGCGCCGCGCCCGACACGGCGGCCGATGCGATTTACCGCGCGCTCGTGACCGTGTTTACGACGTCGTGGGTCATGCCGGATGCGATCGTGATGAATCCGATCAATTGGAAAACGATCACGCTGATGAAAGACACGCTCGGGCGGTATATCGGCGGCGGCCCGTTCGATTCACCGGCCGATCAAATGTTGTGGGGATTGCGTGTCGTCGTCACGCCGGTCATCGCGGCGGGTACGGCGCTCATGGGCGCATTCGCCACACAGGCGCAAGTCTGGACACGCGGCACGACACGCGTCGAGGCGTCGAACTCGCATCAAGATTTTTTCATCAAAAATCTCGTTGCGATTCGCGGCGAACGCCGCGAGGCGCTCGCCGTCTATCGTCCGTCGGCGTTCATCACGATCACGGGTCTGTTGTAAGGGGGAACCATGGCGACGTGGTTTTTCGATAGCACGTACGGCGCGAATACGTACGTGCCCGGCGAGTCAAACGCGCGGGCGGTACCGCCGCCCGCCACGTTGCCGCTAGGCGCGGCGGGCGTGCCGATCCCGCCGCAACCGATCGGGACGGTCCCGCTACCCGCGCCGACGATCCCGGCCGGGCGGTAACGGGCGATGTACTTCCGGTACGACCCGGGACCGTGCATCGTCGACGGGATGCCGCACCATACGTGCACGGCGCCGAATAGCGACCCGATTCGCCAAGTCGTCATGCCGATGCGTGACGGCGTCGTCGAACCGCCGCTCGTCGGCGCCGTGACGCGACCCTCGCTCGTCGGCGCGATGCCGTCGACTGCGCCGAAATTGCGCGCCGAGCAGATTCAAGAGACGTTGCCCGAGGGACACGTCACGACGGGCACGTATCGCGAGAAACGCAAACGCCCATGACTCGGCGACCGCTCGCCCTCGCGTGTGCGTTGTTCGCGGCCGGGTGTGCCACGTCGAACCCGAATGTGCAACTCGGGGTCGGCCTCGCGCAAACGGTCGCGAACTCGAACGTGCCGACGGCGGCGACGACGAATAGTCGCGGGACGGTCGACGAAACACAGGCGCTCGACAAATCGCCGCAACTCGTCGTCGAGATTCACAAAACGTTCGCGCTCGGATCGGCCAACGTCGGGCCGATGGCGGGCGTCGTCATTCCGAAAATTCGCATCGGCGAATCGACCGAGGATCCCAAACGCAAGGATGAACCGCTCGGGTTCGGGTTCGGCGCCGTCGAGAGTTTCAAACTCGGGTCCGAGGGCGAGCGCCGGATCCATGTCGGCGTGTTGTGGGAATTCATGACGTTCGAGCATCTCTCGGATGCGTGGCAACAGGGCAAGACGGCGCCGACCGATCGCGCCGGGTTGCCGTTGCCCGCCAACGTCGCCGACGGCCTCGTGCAACGCGGATTGATCGTCGTGACCGTGTCGGGAGTGTTGAGCAAATGATCACCGGTTCCTACACGAACCTCACGTACCACGGGTATTTGTACGGCGCGTACGGGTACTACGGGTATTACGAGACGTGGTACCAACACTACCCGTACCCGTTCCTGCCGCACGCGATTTCGATCGTGACGACGCCGCCCGCCGAGGAACCATTCACGCTCGACGAGGCGAAGTTACGCGCGAATTTCACATGGCCGTCGCCCGACGAGCGCGATGCGATGATCACGTCGTTCATTTCGGCCGCCCGCGCGAAAGTCGAATTCGATACGGGCCTCTCGTTGATCGACCAAACGCGTGCAATCTATCTCGACACGGTACAGAGCAACGTGATTTTGTTGCCCGATCATTCGATGCCGTTACAGTCGGTCGAGTCAATCGTCACGATCGATCGCGACGGCAATTCGTCGGTCGTCGACCCGGCGACCTATGTCGTCGATTTCGCGAGTGCGCGCATTGCGCTCGTGCAAGGGCAGTACTGGCCGACGAACTTACGCAACTTTCAACCGTGGCAAATCACGATTACGGCGGGCTGGCCGGATGCGGCGACGTTCGCGCGGATGTCGCCCGAGTTGTACCACGCCGTCGGATTGTTGATCGCGCACTATTGCACGCTCGGGCGCGACCTCGCGACCATCGAGCGCGGCACGCTCGACGAAATCCCGCAAGGGTATTCCGAGTTGATCGCGCCGTACCAAGTCATCACGGTCGTGTGATATGCGGACCCTCGGCGTCGGCCCGATCCTGTCACCGTGGACGTCGATCGCCTCGCACGGGCATCGGCTCGACGTGTGGAATCCCGACGGGCCGCCCGTCGCCGATGCGGGCGAATACACGCAAGCGTACAAGTTCGACGGGCACGTGTACGCCGTCATCGAACCGGCGACGGCGCAACGCGCCGAACGCTACACGCGCGGCGGCGCGGTCGCGTCGACGACCCACGTGATCTCGACCTATTACGTCACGAACATCGTGGTCAACACGCGTTTGTTGTTCGTCGACAAAATGGGCACGCATCGATTCGACGTCCTCGGGTATGGGTCGAATCGCATGTTGCCGGTCGAATTGATTTTGCTCTGTCAGGAATTCATCGCGCCGCCGCTCGCGTTGACCGGCCGCGCACTCGCCGAGGCCGCATGACCATCACGTGGTCGCTTGAGGGTCTCGACGAGGCGAACGCGGCGTTCGACGCGTTGCCCATCGATCTCACGGACGACGCGCGCACGAACATCGCGAGCGAGGCCGCGAACGCCGTCGCGGCGATTCGCGCGCGGTATCCGCGTGTCACGGGCGGATTGATCGAGGGCGTCGGCACGCAACCGATGTCGCAAGGCCCGTACTACGCCGGGTCGCGCGTCGTGAGTCTGTCGGGACACGCCAACGCGTACGAGTACGGGTCGCAAGTGCGACACACGGCGCTCGGGTACAACCGGGGGATCATGCCGAGGCCGCCGCAACCCGTGTTCGTGCCGACGCTGATCGCCGCCCGCGCCGCCATCATGGCGACGATCGCGACCGACCTCGTGCAACAGGGATTGACGGTCACAGGGTAGGGGGAACTATGACGATCGCGGATCTCGAAACGATGCTCGACGCCCATCGGCGGGCGGGCCTCACCCGGTACCGTGCCATAGCGATGGCCGCCGACGCCGACCATCGGCCGTTTACCGAGGATGAACGCGCGACCCTCGAAACGTTGATCGACGAGGGACGGGCGATCAAGGCCGATCTCACGCGCGCCCGTGGTCGCGATCCGTTGCTCGACGACCTCGCGCATCTCGAACCCGCGCGCCCGCGCCCGCGCCTCTCGCCGGGCGCGCAATTTCTCGCGGCGCCCGAGTTCGATTTTTTCCGGCGCGGCGGGCATCGCGCGTCGGGTACGTGGCAGTCGCCCGCGATCGAAGTGTTCGCGCAGTCGGCGGCGCCGCGCGACATCATCACGACCTCGGGGGGTCTCACGTTGCCCGAGCGCGAGCCGATGCGCCGATGGCCGCCCGCCCTCGGGCCGCTCGATATTTTCCCGCGTGGCACGACGGCCGCCAACGCCATCATGTACGCGCGCGAATCGAGTTACGCGCCGATGGGCGGCGCCGTCGCCGAGGCGGCGCCGAAACCGGCCGCCACGTTGACCCTCGAACTCGCGACCGATCCCGTGCGTAAGGTCGCCGCATGGGTCGGCGTGAGCGAGGAAATTTTCGACGATTTGCCGGGCCTGCAAACGTTCATCGATACCCGGTTGATGTCGTGGATCGATTATCAACTCGGCGATCAAATCATCGTCGGCGACGGCACGGGCGCGAACATGCTCGGGTTGTTGCCGCGCCTCAACGCGCGAACCGGCGCGCTCGCGACGTTCACGTATGCGCGCGGCACTACCGAGACGAACGCGAGCGCCATCCTCGGCGCGGCGGCGCAATTGTGGGCATGGAACAACATTGTCGCCGACGGCATCGTCATCTCGCCGGGCGCGTGGGTACAGGCCGTCTTGCGGACGCCGAGCGGCGGCGGCGGCGGCGACGAGGGCGTCGTCGACATGGACGGGTTAGTCTGGCCGCCCGTCTATTTGTGGGGAATGCGATGCGTGCCGACGCTCGGGATCGGACAGACGGCGATCGTCGGGCAATTCGCGGTCGGGACGGGATTGTTCGATCACGGCGGCATCCGCATCGAGGCGACGAATAGTCATCTCGATTACTTTACAAGCGACATCATCGCGTTGCGCGCCGAGATTCGCGCCGCGCTCGCGTTGTATGTTCCGGGCGCGTTCGTGACCGTGACGAACTTGAATACCGGACACGTCATCGCCGATCGGTTGGCGGGCAACGCGGCGGGCGGCGGCGCACTTCCGCGCCCGCCGATGAAACCATGATCGCGCCGCCCGATAGTTCGCTCGTCGAGGATGCCGTCCTCGCCGTGTTGCTCAACGACGCCGAGTTATCCGCCCTCTGTCCCGACGGCGTGTGGTGGGATTCGGCGAACGTCGACGCGCGCCGGTTCGTGATCGTCTCGTTGATCGCGCACGTCGACGAGCCGGTGTTCGGCGGCCGGGCATGGGAAGATTTCACGCTACTCGTCAAGGTCGTCATGTTGAACGCGTCGAGCGTCGACATTCGCGCGGCGGCCTTACGGCTCGACGAGTTACTCGACGATCAACCGCTCACCGTCGAGGGGTACGACTACATGGCGATGTTTCGCGAACATCGCATTCGCTACATGGAACACGATGTCGAAAATGCCGCGATTCGCTGGTTGCATCGCGGCGCGCACTATCGCGTGTTGATGGCGATTCCCTAGGGCGTCTCACAGGGGTTGGTAACTCGGGGTCTTACTCACGGGGGTTAGTTATGGCGATCAAGACAGGTCGGTATGGGGAAGTCTTACTCGATCCGGCGCCGCCCGCCTCACCGGGCACACCCGCGCCGGTCGTGATCATCTCGCTCAACGCATGGAAAGCCAGTTTCAAAACGAATAAAGAGGACGTGACGTGTTTCGGCGACACGAACAAGGTGTACGTCCCGGGCATGAAAGACGTCTCGGGCACGCTCGCCGGGTTCTGGAACTCGGATCCGGCCGGGCCGGGCGTGTTGTTCGATGCGGCCGACGCGTCGGCGCCCGGGTTCCTGAAGTTAGTCCCGAACAATAGCACGGGCGAACTGGCGAATTTCTGGTCGGGCCTCGCCTATCTCGACGCCGACATCGATTGCACGGTCGCCGGGGCGCCGAAAGTCACGGGCGATTTCATGGCGGCCGGGCCGTGGACACGCGCGCACGTCTAAGGTAACGCGGCGCGGCGGCGCGCGTGTTTCACGAACTGTCGATACACGGCCCGGGCGGCGTGTTGCTGTACGGCTATCTAGAGGCCGTCACGCTGTCGGGATGGCTTATCAAACGAGAGATTGACCCGAAACGCGGCCCGTGGGTTCTCTCGGGCGCCATCCGTACGCGGCATCGCGTATGGTCGAATGCGAAACCGCTCTTTTTCACGGCGCCGCGCCTCGGCGGCGGTCGGTGGTTGTGGCCGGTCCTCGATGTCAGCTACAGCAACGATCACGTCAACGCGCGCCTCGGGCCGCCCGAGCATTGATTGCCATGGCGCGATCCCGATTTGTCCGACCCGACGTGGTCACGCTGCCGATCTCGAACGGCGACACGATCACGATCCGTAAGCAATTGAACAACGGCGAGCAACGCGCCTTGTTCGACCGTGTGCGAATTCCCGGCACGATGCCGCCGGAAATCGACACCGTGCGCGTGCCGATGGCGATGATCGCCGCCTATCTCCTCGATTGGACGTTGACCGACGACGACGGGCATCGGGTCGAGATACGCGGGCAATCGACCGATGACGTCCTCGCGATCGTCGATAGTCTCGAACCGGCGACCGTAAATGAAATCACGAAAGTGATCGGCGATCACGTGGCGGCCTCGGATGCCGCGCGAGCCGAGGAAAAAAAAGCGATCCCGACTGGCGTGACCGTCTCGTGAGCGACCTCGCGATTTGTAAGCATATGGGATGGACATTGCGCGACGTCCTCGAATTGCCCGTCGACGCGTACAACGTGTTAGTCGAGGAACTTGCCAAGTTACACGAGGACTAAGTCATGGCGTTGACCGGCAAGTTAGAGGCGGATTTCTCGAGTTTCTTCGACGCGTGTAAACAGGCCGTCGCCTCGCTCGCCGAGGTCAACTCGGCCGGGTCGGGCCTCGCGTCCTCGATGGACGAATTGACCGGGACGGTCGGCGAAGTCGCCCTCGGATTTTTGGGCGCGCAATCCGCCGCCGCCGTGCTCGAACACGGCGTCGAATTTCTCACCGAATCGTTCTCGACGTTCGAGGATGCCGAACTCAACGTGCATCGCTTGACGGCCTCGCTACAGGAAAGCGGCGCCGCCGCCGACGACGTGACCGCGCAATACCTGCAACTCGGCGAGCAATTCGCGGCGACGACGATCTATTCGCAAGACATGGTGACCGAGGCCGAGCGGATGTTCACGTTGATCGGGCAAGTCGGCCCGGATGAAATGGGCGCCGCGTTGACGGCCGCGACGAACCTCGCCTCGGGTCTCGGCGTCGATCTGGAAACCGCCGTGCGGATGGTCGCGAAAGCGGCCGAGGGGAACGTCACGGCGTTGCATCGGTACGGCATCGAGATCGACGCCGCCGCCGTCAAGGCGGGCGGCGCGTCGGTCGCGTTCGATGCGATCAACCAACGGTTCGGCGGGCAGGCACAGGCCGACATGGACACGACCGCCGGGAAAATGTCGCAACTCTCGCACGAGTTCGAGGAATTTGAAAAGGCCGTCGGCAGTTCGATTGCGAATAGTGAGACGTTCAACGAGTTACTCGGCCTCGCGAAAACCGCGCTCGACCATCAAATCGAATCGATGCAAAACGCGAAAAAAGAGGAAACCGATCAAATCACGCTCGTCGAGAACATGAACACGTCGTGGCGCAATTACTTCAACACGTTGCTGTCGTTCGACCCGTTGAAGTTCGCGAGCGAGATGAAAGGCGCGATCGGGCAGATTCAAGCGATGGGCACGCCGGGCGGCGGCGTGCCCGCGATGCCCGCCGCGCCCGCGCAATTCCAAATGCCGTCGACCGTCGGGCCGAGCATCAAGGATGCGACCGACGCGATGAACGCGTTCACGATCAAGTTAATGGACGCGCAACACGAGTACGCGAATTTCAAGACACAGGCCGACCCGGGACCGATGAAAGAGTTGACCGCCGCGTTTCAACTCGGCACGGTCTCGACGAAAGAGTTGACGGCGGCGACGGGCCTGTCGTCGGATGCGCTCAAGATTGCGAAAAAGGATTTCGAGGATCACGCGGCCTCGATCAAAAAAGCGACGACCGAGGCCGAGAAACACGCACAGGTGTTGAAAGACGTCGCGGCCGCGTACGTGCCGCTCACCGTCGCGCAAATGCAGACGGCCGTCGCGAATGACTCGGTCGGCCTGTCGGCGGAAACGACGGCGAAGCAACTCGGGATTAGTGCGGCGGCCGTCAAGAGTTATCTCGCGGGGCTGGCCGAGAGCGCGAAAGAGGCCGACGCGTGGCAAAAAGTGCACGACAAAATGGCCGACGCCACGCACAAATTTACGGAAAAAGCGACCGAGGATCTGACGAAATATTACGACAAGCAAGCCGACATCTCGACGAAAACGCTCGGCACGACGTTGATCGCGTACCAGAACTATTCCGACAAGGTCGCGCAAATCGACATGAGTTCGAGCCAGATTCAAATCGATAACATCCAGAAACAACAGGCGGCGGCGATCGCCGCGCTCGGCGCGCGAACCGATGCGAACGCGACGTTCTACGATCAAGATACGGCCTTGATCGAGACCTATTACCAGCATCAAATCGATCTCGCGAACAACACGGCCGACACCATCGAGGAACGGATGGCGAAACAGGGCGTGTACACGCAAGACCAACTCGCCGACATGGCGTTCAACGCCGATCTCGCGTATCAACAAATGGTCGCCTCGGGCAATTACACGGCGTCGGAATTAGAAGCGGCGGCAAAAAAGGCGAGCGATGCATGGAAAAAAGCGGACGACGATACCAGTCTGTCGTGGTCGCAAACGATGAAATCGATCGAGACGGGCCTTAGCGAACTCGGGAATGCGTTTAATTCGCTCGGCACGTCGGTCGGCGGCACGTTCGGCAAGATGGCGAGCGAGGCGGGCAAGGCGTTTTCGGATATGAGCGGCGGCCTGAAAGATGTTATGACGGGCCTCGCGAGCGGGAACTTGATCGGGGAAATCTCGGGCATCACGGCCGGGTTGATCAAGATGGGCGCGGCGGCCGTCAACGGCGTCAAGTCGTTGCTCGGGTTGGGAAGTGCGGGCCGCGATGCCGTCGTGCAATTCGCCGACTCGATGGGCGGGTTCGACGTGTTACACGAGAAACTCGACGCGATCGGCGCCTCGGGTTAGC